TCATAGGCTGCCTGTTCACCAAAGCCAAAAGCCTTGGCCATTGCCCCGAACGTTCCGGTAAACTTCTTGGCCATGGTCTCTGACAAACCGAAAGAGGTTATGGCATTCTTAGCGAAGTCATCCACCTGTTTGGACATCCGTGGGAATGTGACATCCACCACATTCTGGACTTCCGAAAGGTCGGAACCCAATTCAATGCATTTTGCACCGAAGTCTATGATTTTTTTTACCGCAAATGCCGCCGCCAGGGCGGCACCTGCCTTTTTGGCCAGCCCCTGGATGCCCGCCATCTGCTGCTTGAATTGATTCTGGTTGACCACAAGGTCAAGGCCAATCTGGCCTACGCTGTCAGCCACGGTACCACCTCCTATCCACACATGGCTGCGAACATCTTCTCCAGGTTGGCCATTTCCTTCTCGAAGGTTTTCTCATCCATTTCTTTCATTTCCCGGTTACGCCAGTCATCATATATCCGGCGCTGGTCCTTTGTATAATGCTTGATAATGTCCTTATCCGTCTCTGACCGGATGGCCACCACCCGTCCCAAGGCAGTCTCCGGGGACAGGCCGGCAATCAGCGCCCTGAACTCGTCCCAAGAGACTGACTCAAATTCCTTCGTTCGTATACGCAACCCGTACTGCGACAGGAAGCTGGAAACTATCAGGTCCCAGTCCTCGAACATGTCGTAGTACGGGTCACTGCTCTCCCGGGCTGTCTACCTCATCGGTAATCAGCTGTATGGATTCCATAATGACTGTAACCAAATCCTTAAATCCGATTTTCAGCTTTTCAATCTTCTTCTTGGACTCTTCGGGGAACATCAGGTTGTAGGCCTGCAGAACTTCATCCATTCCGGGGGCATCTGCCGACATCAGTCCCATGACCTTAAGCATGGTCGGGGCATCTGCATTGACCTCCAGCACCTCACCCTTAATGACAAGGGATGGGTTTTCCTCAAAACTCAGCTTATCCGTGATATCTACTTTTCTCGCCATTGTTTAACCCTCCTTATACTGTTAATGATTACGCTGGAGTGAAAGTTGGCTTACCATAACCCGTCACCTCAAACTCCAGACCGTCAATATTTGTCGTGTCACCACCTCCGGGCGTCGTCACATTAACGACTACGTTACAGGCCAGCTTTGCTCCGCTGACCATGGTCCACTCAAACTTGGTCATCACGTCCTGTCCAAACTTCCACGCCAGGCCGGCAATATAATCATTCCCCGGGTCCCCAACCGACCGTTTTCCCTTGAAGCTGAACCCAAGTTTCTTACCGGTCATGGCAGCCTTGGCCCATCCGGCAGCATCCATGGAATACCACTCCTCAACGGTACCGTCTATGGATGGTGCAAAGTTCTCTAGATCGGCTGGCATCACCATCTGTTCATCTGTACTCTCAAGGCCCGCAGTGCCAAACTTAAACACATTGTTATGCACGGGATACACTTTTCCCTTTGCTGCATCTGCCATCTCTTATACCTCACTTTCTCTGATATACAAAATCCAGCCATATCACATATTCGTAGACACCCTTATCATCCGTCCCCACGTCCACCGGTTCCGGGACCTGAAGGATGATGCAGTTGATGGGCGTATCCCCTATGGATAGGCTGGATACGTTTTTAAGTTTCTCATATAACTCATAGGCGGACCGCTCTGATGCCTGCACATCCTTGTCCCAATGGACCAGCAGTGATATACGCCGGACATCATAGCTGCTGTAATCATGGCCACCCAGGGCCATCACGGGAGGACCACTGCCCTGCCGGTGATACACGCCTATGGAATGGTCTTTCTTACTGTTCAGTTTCCCGATATAGACATTGCTGTCAGCTGCAATCCCAAGGCCTCCTATGTATCCCCGGATGTCATCCAAGGTCAGCATCATACACCACCTACTTTCTTGTAAAACCGCTTAAATGCGTTCCTGGCAAAATCCTGGCTTACTCCACCAGGTAGCCACGGTTCGTACCATTCTCCGCCGGCAAACGGGTTCTCGTCCGTCTGGAAGTCATACTCTGGATGGTAATAGAGGCGGCGCGCATAAGGTGTACTTACTACCAGAGTTGCCTTCTCCTGTCTGGAATGGCTGTAATCCGCAAAGAAACTGTCCTCCTCTAGGCGTCCAGTATCAAATGGCATCACCTGCGCCTGCACCACCTCTGTGTGCAGGGCTTCCGCTGTCATTTCCAGGGCGGTCACTGCTGCCTGTGTCAGCTGCTTAATCCGCGGGAAGTTCATCTTTACAGTTGATTTAACCTGCATCAAACCACCTCCAGTTGGCAATAGTTCACTGTCCCATCCGGGTTCCTGGCTTTCATCCCCTGTTCAATCCTCCGCTCTTCTCCAAATACAGTTACGGTACCTCCGCTTAAGGTTGGGAAGTCTGGGGCAATGTCCCCGGGGAACAGGGCTGCACCGGTTATCTGCACCAGCTTCTTTTCCGCGGTAAGAATGGTCTTAGCCCTGTCCTGGAAGTTGCACTTCAGTTTCAGGTCCAGCACCTTCTCCGGCTTACCGTGGTTATCCGTGTCCTCCGACTCCAGATGGACATGTATATCTGTCTTACATAGCCGTTTTGGTACTAAGCATGGATATTTCATAGCCTCACCTCGCTAACCGGCAGCACAGACCCGTCTGGGACAGCAGGGCGTACACATCGCGCTTCATGGCTACACCCTTGTCTGTAAATACATTCCAGCTGCTGCCGAACTGTGCCGACACACCATTGATGCTGTAGCTCTGCAGGATGGTGTTTATCTCGTCTGTGTTCTCATACTCAAAGTCCGCCTGCTGGCAGACCACTTCCTGTATGGTTTCCTGCTGAAAGGCCGTCAGATTAGAAAATCCCCGACCTACAATGCGGTTGTAGGTCAGGGAATCAATGTGACGGCTGGCCTGCTTAAGAGCCTTGTCCAACTCGTCCATGGGGATTACATTACCCTTGTATGCGTCACAGTAGTACTCATAGGTGACATAGGGTTCATAAGACATAAGGCACCTCCTATGTAACAGACCATGTACCGTCTACATTAGTTGCTGTCTTAGGCGTCTCCCCGTCCTTAAATGTAAATGATTCCGTCTTGCTTGGGACGTTCTCAAATACCTTGTCTTTAGTATTGTAAGTCACTCCAGATAAGGAGATTTCCTTAACTGCTCCCGTGGCGGTATATCCAACAGTAATAAGTCTGTCTGGGAAGTTGCTATCCCCAGCATCTGGCGTGAGTGTTCCATACCGGACTGTCTCCCGTGCTCTGAGATATGCCCCGTTATCTGCGTCATAAAGGCTATCCTGAATGACGGTCCCTTTGTGTTGTCCTGTATATTCCCCGGACGTGGACAGCCGCTCCCCGCTGATGGGGGAATCGGAAGGCCAATCCCCATTTCCATATTTCATTTCGTTTGGCATAATGCTCCTCCTTACTGCACCTTGATTTTGCGCATAATACCGGCCGCTTTGGTTGCCTTAAGAGCCGCTGTTGCCAGCATCTCTACCTCACCCTTCTTTACCGCGCCGGCTTCCTCAAATTTCGGCAGCCACTGCTTAACAGGGAGTCCTCCAGAAGGAGAAACCGCGTGGAATCCATCCAGCCCGATCCTTGCCGCATACAGGGATGTCTCTCCTTTTGTGCCGGATGCCGTATCGATGGATACAATCGGATCGTTGGAACCGCTCTTTGCGCCGAAATCTACCAGTGGGATATCTCCGTAGCTTTCAATCTGCTGGCCGAAATCATTCTTTGTTACCTGGTACATACCGGCTCTGCGAGCGCATGCCCGAATTTTCGCAATCAATTTCAGATTACCGCCAATAAAATCCGGCTTGCCGTCCAGGCCCATCAGGAACTCGTCCAACTGGTCCAGAAACAGCTGATAATTTTCGGTCACCTTGGCTGTAGTGGAAAGGTCAATTGCCGCGCTGGGCTTGTACTCTGTGGAGCTTCCAGTTACAGCCACATCCAAACCGTCAAAACTCTTTTCATTCTTGCTGGAATCACCAATAATTAGTGTCTCTGAAAACAGTGCGGATGCAGACTTTATCTTCTGCTGCATCTGGAAGGTCACCTCATCATCCACGCCTCCCATATCCGCAATCACACGGTCAATCTCGAATGCGCCTCCAAAAATCTTAATATCTGTGGTGTACTTCTGTTTCTTGGCCTCGTCCGCCGTATATTCCGCATTAACTGCGCGGAAGCTGGCTGTAGATGGTGTGATCACGCGGTAATACCCATAAGTCATGGTTGCCCCACTACCTACAGGAGATACGCAGTCATCAAAAATCATATGATCCATTAAAAAACTGGACTTACGGAATTCATCAATGACCGCCATAGACAATTTGTCCTGTGTCTTAAGCTTTGCCTGTGCTAATGTTACTGCCATATCCTATACCTCTTTTCTTATTTTTTAAGTGCTGCTGAAATAGCGTCTTTCAGCGTCATTGGTTCATTGGCTGTCTGTTGCTGCCCACTGGCTACGCCCACCTGGATGAATCCGGTGGTTCCTGGTGCCTGGGGTTTCAGTGCCGGCACGTCCTCCAGCACCTTGTTCAGGGCTGCCTTAAGTGCCTCATCATTGATTTTCCCATCCTGTCCCATGACCTGACTTAAATCAGCCATCTTGAGGACATAAGGGATTGTCTTGGCGTCAATTCCCAGGGATACCGCGGCCATGGTTGCCGCGGCCTGCATCTGTGCCTGTTGGGCGAGGG